CTATTACCCAATTTGCTATTAAACGTTGGAACAAAGTATAACGACGCTCTGATATTGATAGAGAATGCTTCGTCTGGTGGTCAAGTAGCATCAGACTTATATTATGATCTTGAATATGAAAATACATTGATGACAATTCAAGAGAAAGGAAAACAAGTATTAGGATTTGATTCTGAAGGTAGACTTGGTGTAAAAACTTCGAAGCAAGTTAAGTCTATTGGATGTTCAACTATTAAGACTTTAATAGAAAACGGAAAGATTAATCTAAATGATAGCAATATGATCTCCGAGTTTGGAGATTTTGTTCCTAAAGGTGGATCATATGCTGCAGCCGAAGGTGCCCATGATGACATGGTGATGTCTATGGTTCTATTTGGATGGCTTACAACTCAATCATACTTTGTAGAAATGACGGATGTAGATATTAGACAGAAATTGTTTTCAGATATGAGAAGCCGTTCAGAAGAAGAAATGTTGCCATTTGGATTCATTGACGATGGTCATAGTGAATTTGATGGTAATCAGTACATAGACCGGGAAAGCAGCTACGGCATAATAAGTTAAAGTGGTTTATTTATAAATAATAAAGAATCATAACAAACACGGATAAGAGAGGTAAATCCTATGGCAAGTCCTGGCGTAATTACGCGTGAAAAGGACGTCTCACTAAACATTAACAGCATTGAGTCAAATGCTAGTTCAATGGTGGGATTGTTCCGTTGGGGACCTATTAATGAGCTAGTCAGAATCACAACAAATGAATCTGAACTTGTTCAAAAGATGGGTCGTCCAGACAGCGCAACAACAATATCATTCCACTCAGCTCTAAACTATCTGACATACGTTAAACCGTTGTACATTGTTCGAGCAGTAGATGATGCAGTTGCATTAAACGCAGCTCCTTCAACCGGAACTCCTACTATTGTGGGAAATGATGGAGACTATGAAACAGTCGATCTAACAGGAAATTCATTCATTGGTCATTATCCTGGTACTCTAGGTAACAGTCTGAAAATCTCGGTTGCTGATGATAGTGGCTTTTCTGGTTGGGAATACGAAAACGATTTTGAATTTGCTCCACAAACTGGAGAATTCAACGTTGTTGTAGTAGACGAAGATGGTGAAATTACAGGAACAGCTGGAACAATTCTAGAATCATATGAACTAATGACTAAGGTCGAAGGTTCTAAAAAGCCTAACGGTGCATCTGCATACATCACAAAAGTTCTTCAAGATCAGTCACAATATGTTCTTACTGGAGACTTGGATGAAATTATATTTACTGAATCAGGTTCACTTGGTATCTATGATGTATCACTGACAGGTGGTGTTGATGGAAACGATTCTGCTAACGCGGACTTTTCTACAGCGGCTCAAGCGCTTTCTAACTCTGAGACATTGGATATAATCAGTACATTCACTTCTGCTGTGCCAGCCGCATCTAAAGGCACTCTAATTGATACAATGGTTACTCGCCAAGATGCTGTTGCATTCGTCGCTCCTGAATTGGACGATGTATACAACAATCCAACTGCTGCTGATGATGTGGTTGATTATTTTAATAGTACAATCAACAAGAATACGTCTTACGCATTCTATGTAGATAACTGGAAGCTGGTTTACGATAAGTATGCTGATAAGAACATTTGGATTCCTACGGATTCAGATGCAGCTGCGCTTCATTCACGTGTATTCGTTCAGAATGAGCCTTGGTTCTCACCTGCTGGTCTAAACCGCGGTCAGCTAAAGAATGTAATCAAGCTTGCTTGGAATCCAAACAAAGCACAACGTGATGTTCTTTACAAAGAATCTATCAACTCTGTTGTTGCATTCCCTGGTGAAGGTACTGTTCTGTTTGGTGATAAGACAACACTTAAACGTCCAAGCGCATTCAGTCGTCTCAACGTACGTAGTCTGTTTATCGTACTTAAGAAATCAATTGCTGAAGCTTCTAAGTTCCAGCTGTTCGAGCTTAACGATCAGATTACACGTAACGTATTCCGTAATGCGGTAGATCGTTACCTAAACAGCGTGCAAGGTCGTCGTGGTATTAATCGATACAGCGTTGTATGTGATGAAACTAACAACACTCCGCAGGTTATCAATTCTAATGAGTTCGTTGGTGATATCTACATTGACCCAGCACGTTCAATTAATACTATTAAGCTTAACTTCATTGCAGTTGATGCAGGTGTAAGCTTCGAAGAAATAGAAGGGGCATAATAGCATGGCTGGAATTAATGATTTCCTAGCTTCTTTAAGTGGTGGTGGCGCAAGACCGAATCGATTTGAAGTAGTAGTCGATTTCCCGGCTTTCGCCGCTTCACAAGAAGAAATCCGTAAAACATCTTTCTTGTGCCAGTCAACAAGTCTTCCAGGGTCTAACCTTGGAATCATGACTGTTGGTTTTCGTGGCCGTGAATTAAAACTTGCTGGTGATCGTACTTACGATGATTGGGAAGTTACATTTTATAATGATACAGACTTCGCGATTCATGATGCTATGGAAAGATGGCACAACGGAATCAATCAATATAACTCAAACACAGGTCTGCCAGTTCCTGATGACTATCTATCTACTGTTTCTGTATATCAGCTAGACAGCAATGATAATCGCATCAAAGAATATGTGCTGAAGCTGTCATTCCCAACAGTGATTGGACCGATTGAGCTTGGGCAAGATAGCAATGACGCTATTGAAACGTTCAGTGTTACATTTGCTTACTCTGATATTGATAATGGACAAAGCACTTAAAGCAGTGTATAAATATGATGGGGGTAGCAATATCCCCATCAATTTTTTAGCTTAAAGGTTATATATGGCTCAAACATCATTTTTTGGAAATTTTCTCGACAAGTTCAAACTCGCTGATGAGAAAAAAGAAGAGCGCATTCAGAGTAACCAGATCGCGACTGATCGTGATGATGGTGCTGTTGAAGTCGAAGACGCATTTAGTCAATATCTTCTAAACATTGACTGGTCTTATAACTCACAAGCAGAACTAATTGAGACTTACCGCGACATAGCAAACTATAGCATGGTTGATTATGCCATTGAAGATATCGTTAATGAAATGGTGTCTTTCTCTGAGCATGAGAATGCTGTGGAATTGGACTTGAAAGATTTAGAAGAAGATCTTTCAGAAAATATTAGAAGCAAAGTTTATGAAAAGTGGGATAAGATCACTAACATTATGGATCTTAATTCTAGTATTCATAAGAAAGCAAGACAGTTTTATATAGACGGTCGCCTTTCGTATCAAAAAGTAATTGATAAGAATAAGCCTAAAGACGGTCTTCTAGATATTATTGATCTTGATACTCGTTATGTATCTAAAGTACGTAACGTGCAATATGACAAAGACACAAGAACAATAAATAATATTGAAGAGTACTTTGTCTATGACGATAAAATTCAGACAACAAGATCGCAAGCAAGTCAAAGTAATAATAGCTTGCAGACAAAGAATCAGTCAAAATATAAAGAAGCACTTAGACTTGATCCTAACCTTCTTACTTATGTTACATCTGGCATTTCAGATCAAAGAACTGGAATGGCAATAAGTTGGTTACACAAAGCAGTTACTCCTGCTAACCAACTACGTATGATGGAAAATTCACTTGTCATCTATCGTATTACCCGTGCACCTGAGCGTCGTATTTTCTACGTTGATGTTGCTAACCTGCCTAAAACAAAAGCAGAGCAATATGTACGTCATTTAAAAAATATGTATCGTAACAAGATGTCTTTCGATCCAGATTCAGGTACATTCAAAGATCGTCGCCATCTACAAACAATGCAGGAAGATTATTGGCTACCACGTAATTCTAAAGGTCGTGGAACTGAAGTATCAACATTACCAGGTGGTTGCTTCGCCATGGACACCAAAGTGTCGCTACTGGACGGCAGAGAGCGTAGCATTGCCGAAATTCGAGATGAAATGGAAACAGGAAAAGAGTTATGGACTTATTCTGTTAATCCTGAAACCGGAAAGGTTGCTGCTGGTCTAATTTC